AGCGCCAATAATTGCCTTAATACCAGCTGGCGCAGCACCAACCTCACCAACGCCACGAACAACAGAACGCCAAAACAAAGCGCCATAATCATTATTGTTTGCAGCGCGAAACGCCTTATCACCAACAGTTAGCTTGTCCCAATCAGCAGTGTCCCACCCATTCTCAGCAGCCATGCCCTTCATCGACAACAAGCCCATCGGAGAGAACGGATTGCTCTTTCCGATAAGATCATTCAAATCAGAAGGAGTACGCCCAGCCTTAGCCGACTCGATAACAGCATCGGTTTGCTCGTTAGCATTAGCGATGCGAATTGGCTTCTTACGAGTCGTATCAATGTAATCATTCGGACGAGCAGCAATCCGCTCAAACACCTCAGAACGCCCACCCAGCGTCTCCAACTGTGGAACACTAGGCGTGTACGCCTGACCAGTGCCACTGACAGCCGGCCGCAACGCGCCAATACCAGTAGGAATATTAGAAAAAGACTTAGCGGCACCCTCAGCAGTCTTACTAACAACAGCACCAGCGCCTTTACCCGCAGCACCAACAGCCTCGCCAATCGTCAAACCCGGAACCCGAAGCGGAACGCCCGGAACCGGCAACGGCGTTCGACCAATAGCGGGAATAACACTAGCCGCCTTCCCAACCGCCTCGCCAACAGTCACACCTGGGACAACACCAGGAACACCCGGAACCGGAAGCGGAGCATCCCGAACACGCGGAGCCACTTGCTCAGCAACAAAACGAGCCTGCGCCAAAGGACTAGATTGCAAAAGAGCAGGATTCTTCTCATAATCACCAAAAACAAGCGCGCCAAGCGCATCCCCAGTACCCCGAACCGCACGCTCCTTAACCTTCTCAGCATCAACGCCTCGCGTCAACCAAGACTTAGCGCCACCCTTCACAGCGTCAAGCGCATCCATAGCCGACGCAAACTCGTCAGACCCACCACGCTTCAACTCCGAAGCCTTCTTCCTAGAAACAGTCGGCTTCAACAAGCCAGCCTGCTCCAGAGCTACACGCTTATCAGGCTCCTCCTCAATATCCCGCCCAGCAGACGAAAGATACAAATCTCGAATAGCATCCAACTCGCCCTGCAAAGCCTCGGACTGCTGACCCGTCGGATCAAAAACAAGATTATACTCAGGCCGAAGCGTCGGCTTAGGCTTCTTCTTGCCAACAACAGGCTTCTTCGGAGCGACCTTTTTAAGAGAAGCCTTATCTCCACTCGCAAGCTCAAAGGCAAGATTCTTTTTAGGGGGCGCTGCCATGCTCGTATTCTAGCGCCTAAGCGCCACTACGTAGTAGGATAAGCAGGCGCAGCCGCAGTACCAGAAAGAACATTAGCGCGAACCCAATTAATTGCCTTCTTCCTGTTCATACCCTGCTGCACAAGAAGCGTCACAAGCTTATTCGTCAACTCGGCAGAAGTATACGCACGCCCCACAGCGTTGCCTTCCTCAACTTGAATAGTCGCAGAGTAAGCAGCCGGAACATTAACCGCCGCCTTTGTGCGCGCTTCATTCTCAGACGCAGCAACAATCTTCTTAGGGACTTCCTCAAGAGTACCGTCAGCACCAGTAAAGTAAACCGTATACTCCTTATTGCCCGAAGGCTTCGCATCCGGCGCAGTCCACGTATCAAGCTTCAAAAGAATATCCGTCTGCATATCACGAATAGCCTTCTGCTTAGCCTTCGCGCCCTTCCCACTAGCAGCAAGAGCACTAGCCGCAGCACGCTGAGCAGAAGTATTAGCATTCTGCTGCCGAATCCCAATATTCGCAACATCAACCTGCTGATTCCAACTCTCAGCCGCACCACTCTGAGCAAGCCGCGCAGCGTTCTGAGCAGACGCAGCCTGAGCCACAGCCTTACTCATCTCATCCTGCTGCAACTGATACAAGTATTTCGCAGTATCCCCACTAATCTTCGTCGCTCGATCCGCAAGCGCCTTCGTCAAAGCAGCACGCGCCTCACCACCAAGCATCGCGCCACGCATCGCAGCAGCCGGAGCATACGTAGCCGGAATCGCACCAAGCGCAGCCATCGTCGTCGCAACCGTCGGAGAAGCACCAGGAGCAATACTCGTCGGAGCGCCAGCAGCAGCGGCCTGCGACTCGCCAGCACTCTGCGCCTGCCCAGCAAGCTGGCCGTACTGTGACGTAAGACCACCAAGCGTCGCCGCATACTCATTGCCAAGCCCCGCAAGGCGACCAGTCAACGCTGTACTAAGGCCACTAATGTCGCGCTGCTGAGCGGCCGACTCTGTACGAAGCGACTCTTCGCTAGCTGACCCCATAGCAGCCAATCGAGCAGCCTCAGCGCGAAGCTCATTCGGAGTTTTAAACGAACTGGTAAGCGGATTCCGCTCGGCAGCCGCCGCCGCAGCAGCAGCAGCTTTCTTTTCAGCAGCCTTCTTAGCGGCAGCCTTCTTAGCGGCAGCCTTCTTCTCAGCGGCTTTTTGAGCAGCAGTCTTGCCCGGAGCAGCAGCAGTAGTCGTCGCAGCCGGCGTTGCCCCTGGAGCCTTATACGCAGCCTGCGCCTGCGGCCTACGCTTTCCCTGAACCATCTTAAAGGTAGTAGTTTTTCCAGAATTGGGATCGCCAAGAACCTGAGAGGGGGCGCGGTTGTCAATGTTAAAACTTGGCATGAGTCTAGTGTACCAACCTAATACTTCTTATTGCCCTTGTACCGACCAGTAATCAGCGAATTAATGTATCGAATCTGCTGAGGACTCAACTGGTAAGCGGGATTCTTCAAGAACGCTCGAAGACCCTCACGGATCGCCTTATCAGTCGTATTCCGCTCAAGCGTAATATCACCAACAAGCGTCATAAACGCGCCACCCGGCCCAGCACCAAGCGTACCGGGCGGAGGAGTCGGAGCCTGGTTATACCCAAGATACTCTGGCGCAGCCGGAGCCGGAGCCTCAGCCGCAGGCGCTTCTGGAGCAGCCGGCGCTTCAACAGGCGGCGCAACAAACTCGCCAGCCCTCTTCACAAGATCAGGAAAAATCGTATTCAACAGATCCGCATAACGATTAGTCGTCCCAGCAAGCTCGCCAGCCGCGCCAACATTCAACCTGCGAAGCGCATCTTGAAGCGCCTGCGTCTCAGCGACCGCAGAAGACGCGCGCATACCACTACGACGCGCACCAGCCCGAGCAGCAGCATCCCCAATCGCAAACTGCTGCTTCTCACTACCAGCCGCCGCCTGACCAAGCGATCCCTCAAGATACCCAGCCTCGCCACGCTTAATCGGAATAACGTCAAGCTCTAGCTTCGTAACGTCATAGACTTTCCCCGAAGGGTCAACGTATGTAAACGCGCCAGTAACAGGATCAACGCGACCAGTGATATTGCCTTTGCCCGGATCGGTTCCCGGCACTCGATACAACACCATGCCCTTAGTGGGCGAGCCTTCAGTCGTGTCGCGATTCAGCGTGAATCCGTAATTGGATCCAATGCCGAGTTGTGTTTGTGTGATGCCAGCCATGCCAGTTGCGAAGCGCGGGTCGGCAAGGAATGCGTCCGCATAATTGAATGGCGTTGTTGGGGCGGCGGGGGGCGGAGGGGTGGCGGCAGCGGCAGGCGGCGCGGCCGGAGCCTTTGCTGCGGGAGTGAACGTCGATCCCTTACTAGGGTCAAGCGTTACGGCAAACGGAACCCTAGCCCCACCAGGACGCGCAGGCGGCTTCGGCGGCTTCGGCGGCTTATACCCAGCCTTAATCGCCTGAGAAGAACCAGGCCGTACGCCTTCCATTCCCTTCGGCGTACCCGTCTTCCCCGGCTTAGGAATCTTAATAGCAGGAGCCACTAACGCCCACCCATCATCCGAGCGCGAGTCTCAACACCACCAAGAAGATTACCCTTCATCCCACCAGCAACATCCTTAGGATTCGTAATGGCACCCATCACAGCAGCAGGCGACTGATCCATAATCTTCTGCGTACTCTTCTCGCCAAGCTTCTTCAACGACTCGATCAAGACTTTCTTGGGATCGGTCATTGCACTATTCTGTGGCGCGGAGGGTTTGAAGTTTACGCGCTGTGCGGAGTAGAGTGTAGAGGCCACGACTAATAGTATACCTATGCTTCGGGCAGCACGGGAAGATCTATGCTGGGCGGTGCTGGAAGTTCTGCTGCCATGACGATCTCGGCAGCGGTGGCGGGGATTTGTGTGATGTTCGGGTCGGCAATCATGCGTGCTGTTTCTCGCGCCACGATCTCATCAGTAGCAATACAAGCGCGGTGGGTAATGGCGTTCTGCGCCCATTCTTGCGGGTCGTCCATAACATGAGCTAAGGCGGCCGCCTCTACGTCAGTAATGGTGATTGTGAACTTTGGCATAATTCTCCTAAGATACAAGCATAACTAGAGCATTAGAATATCCGGCACTGTCGCCATAAAGCGTTGAGCCTTCGTTGCGAAAATAGAAATAATCATTTGCCGCAGCAGGCAAAACAACTTGAAACGAAATCTGTTTGTGGGCGTTTGTAGACGAATAACCGTAAGTGCGCAAATAATCAACCCTAACACCATTCTTGTAAAGATCAATATAAATGTTATTTGAATTATTGTCAGACATTGCCTGTACACAAAACAAATAATTACCAGCAACGGGAACCGTAAAGTTTACGCCGCCAGCACCGGGAAACATACTCCCAGTATTTATGTACGACCCAGTCCAACCAATGTTGGCCCCGGCCCCAAGGCTACTTGTTCTATAAACTGTTGCTACGGGCTGAAACGGTTTACGTACGCGCCCACTAGCGTCAATGCTCATGCGCTCAGTGCTGGACGTGCGGAAACTTACCGTCGTATTACTGTTATAAATAGGCGCGTTCGTGATGTTCGTGATCGTTGGGTTCGGATAGGTTCCAGTAAGATCTCCACCAGCAGCTCCCGTAAGAGTCGTGCCTGCATAACCAGTTACGGTATCCGCAATAGCCTTGATGATGTAATTCGTGATAATCGTTGGCTGAACGGTATTAACAACAGGCGCAGCGTTAGCACTCATTCCGCTCGTCTGTCCATACACAGGCGTGTAATGGTTAAAAGCATTGCCTGTTCCCAAATATCCGCCAGCAATAGCGTAAGTAGACGTTCCAGATCCGGGGCCGGTAACGCCTCCAGCGATATAACCAATACTGTCAACACGACTATTTACGGCACCAATGGCAGCCGCTATATTCCCGCCTTGGCCTTGTCCATAGTGAACATGGTCAAGGCTTAAAGTCCGATTCTGCAGACCACCATTAGCGCCAAGCAGTACACCATTAACCGCACTGCCGGCGGTAGTTAGCCGGTTCTGCGCCGTGCCGCCCATGTCGTCGCGACCAGCAGCAACTCGACCACGAAGATCAGGCACTTGGAAGTTCGTATTATTCGTACCACCATACTGATTCCCAATCACGCCATACAACGCCGCATACTCTGGGCTAGTCACCGCATTAAGAGCCTGCCCAGCGCAAAACAACCAGCCAGCAGGCGTAGACAAACCCGTACCAGCATACGGAACAATCGTACCCACCGGAGTAAGAACCGCACCACTACCCGTACCAGTAACCCACGCCGTCCCATCCCAAAAATACGTAAGCTTAGTGTCAGTCTCAAAAATCATCTGACCCTGCACAGGATCAGCAGGACGACGAGTAGACAAACACGAAATCGCACCAGTAGCCAACTGCTTCTGAAGCGAAGAAATATTCGAGTTCATCACAGCCTGAGCCAACGGCCCCGTATCCCCCAACCCGAACCGAATCTGCTCAACCTGGTTATGCGTCAAAGACTCTTGACGATCAAGCGGAATGACACGCGGATCAGGAGGCTCAGCAATCGGCTTTATCGAAGGCATCGCCGGCGAATCAAAATCCTTAGCCACTAGACAACTCGACCCGGGCGCAACTGATTAAATCCGTTCGTAACCTCAAACATAGAAAAAGACGTTGGAAAACCAGCAGTAGAAATCGTATACGTCACAGCTTGACTAAGGCTCTGATGATCAAACCGGCTAACGCCAGCAGACGTACTCGTAGGAGTAATAGAACCAATAGTAGACGAGCCACCAGTAGCGTCAAGCCCCTTCGTCACGTTAACCACAAACGCTCCGTTGCTCGCCCCCGGATACAAGAAAGCAGAAGGATACGTCGTCGCATTAGGATACGTAGACAACCCAGGAGAAACATCGTACGTCAATAGCGTATGCCGATACCTACGCTTCTGCGCAGGATCACCATCAGTATACGCGCGAGTAGTGATCGTAGAATTAATGCGCTGACCATCCGCATCCGTCGAACCCTCAATCGGAACCACAACAGGGTCAATGCGAATTACTCGATCAAACCCAGCAGAAGCCGTAGACGTTCCCTGCTTAATTGCGTAAATACGATTCGTAGTCTGATCAGCGTCACTCGTAGACGAAGCAATTTCCAACTGTCCAGAAGTAACCCTTGTCCAACCAAACTGGCTACGAAGATCACACAAGTACCCGCCCGTAGGCAAACTAATGTAGTAATGCGAATCATTAATGTTTGCCGAACCATACACAACCCCAAACGATCCGCCAGCGCCAAACACGCCATCCCCATCAAAAGTCGAAGCGTCAAACGTAAACGTGTTAGATGCCGACGCGAAATTACCCCAAGAATTAGCAATCTTCTTAGTCATCGTATTCACAAGAGCAGAACCATCAGTCAAATACACGCCATCAGAAGACGCGAACATCACACCCGCGCTTGTACGCTGAATGCTCTTAGCCGACAAACAACCAACCTGCTGAGAGAACGCTCGAATGTTCGCCGTAATACCACCACGACTCAAGCTCGCATTAGTAGCGCCACCCGACTGCGTAAGCAGATAACCACTTAGCATCACACAATTCTTCGATCCAAGAACCAGCATGTTGCCAGAACCAATCGGGACAAGACCAACGATCTGCTCAATATCTTGAACATCAATATAATTAAGCGCCGGAAAACCAGCGCGCGTAGCCTGGACTAAGCCATCACAATTCGCAACAGTTGTGTCCCCAGCTTCGCGAACACTCCAAACAATACGGTTCGGGTGAGACTGCACGTTGCCACTTGTCGCATCAGTGATCGACACGTTGCCCATAAGGATGCGCGAATCACCACCACTAGAGAACACGCCGGCGCAACCAGCACTAGAAATATACTGTCCATCGTTTCGCGTTCCAACCTGCGGGAGGACGGGATAGTAATTGATACTTGTGTACGTCGTTACGGCTACGCCCGTGCGTGGATTGATCGGGGCCGGGTCAACAGTGATAGTTGATCCGCCAGCCGCAACGACTCGACCCGTGTACTCGTCAGTCCCCCCATTTGAAAGGAATACGAAACCACCAATCTTGATTGATGCTACGGCAGCAGCCCCAACAATAATCTGATTATTGCCAGCAGACGTAGTAATCGACACGCCGCTAGCTGCGTACGTTTCAAAGGACTCTTGAAAGTCAGCGCCGCCGCACCAAGCCATAACGCCAGACCCGGTAATGGGGAAAACAATCGAGTCACCATAAATAGAGTACGAGTCTACGTTTGAACCAGAAATCGTACTGTTGTACTGGTACATCGTTTTAGGGTCAGACGAGAACTCCATAGACCCAAACTGGAGAGCGCCAGCAGCAAGCCCAACCGTATAAAGGCGGCTGCGCCCATCAGGACTGGCGCTTTTCTGCGCACCAATCTCAACAGGCGCAAGGCTTGTCTGCTTGTCTAGCGCGCTAATTGATGGGCCGCGCTGAGCGAGAGAACCAGAGTTCGTAATGACAATGTTCTCAGCATCATAGACAGCGCCCTCGGGAATCAGGTGGCGCGGAACGTCACTAACAATGCCACTAAAAAAGTTAGCGTGGCTTGCGTACTGAACAGTACCGGCCATGCGCTAGCCCTGCCGCTGAGTAAACGAGTAATACGTCGAAGGATCGTGGAACGGGCGACGCGGATTCCGCAAGTAACCCGTCTGAATCGTTCGCGCCGTGCGGCCCTGGCGACGACCAAGCCACTTCTGGAAGCGATCCATTCCGAGAATAAACTTTGTATCCAGCGCGCTGCTGAGATTCTGATCTTCGCCAACCGCATCAGCAAGCCGAGAAGCAGCAGCAATCGTAATCAGCCAATGCCACTGCGAAGGAATGTCCGTAGGAATATCCCCATCCGCAACAAGACTAGCCGGAGCCTTCGAGTAATAGACCTTCAGAATGTCACCCGTCTGCTGCGGCGTCGGCCACAACCGGATCTGATCAAGGCCCAAGAAAGCGTACTGTCGAGTAGCGCCAATCGGATTCGTCGCATTCAACGCGAGAATCTCATCCGCACTTGTCGGCTGCAAGATGTACGAGTACGTCGAGCCAAGCGCAAGATACTCAAGATACTGAAGCGCGCCAAAGTCAGAAATCGACCAATCGGACGAAATATCGTACACCGACTGGCCCATCACCAGAGGCGCGTCGACCTGTCCAACGCGAAGCTGCGCGCCAACGACGATATCTACAAGCGCATCGTTTACGTGCAGGCCAGCCTCAGTATCATCATCATTCAGTGCAAGGTTCTGCGCGCGCTGCTTTAGCTGGGCAAACGTAGCCACTACTCGTCCATGCCTTTCGGACGAAGCGGGTCAAGGCCACGATGCATAATCTCATGCATCCGATCATTAACCTCACTAGCGCACGTAGGACAAAGACCATTAGCGACCATCCGCATCACATCATCCTTCGTCCGCATCGGCTCCCATTCGTGAGCAATCGGCTTGAAGTCGCGCATGTTCTCAATACACGGACGCGCCGGGAACACGCTTAGGCAAACGCCACACGCCATGCCCTTAGCAAGCCGTTCAGCATCGTCGTACTGATTAGCGCCATGCAAATGCCAGTTAATGCTGCGCTTCGGCTCGCCCGATTCTAGGTCGTAAGTCTCTTCGGCGTGCGCCGTAATTGGCGTGCGCCACGATTGGATCTGTGCGGTACTCATGCTAGTGCTGTAGTATAACGCCTCTGCAACGACTCATTGCAAACAAGGCGGTTTTGTTTCACATGAAACATACTACGACGAATCATACGCTTCCGTTCCGACTCGTCACGAAGAAGGCCAAGTACCGCGTCAGTAAACCCATCGGCATTATCGGCGCGAATAATCGAGTCGTCTGGCACAAGCTTGTACGCCTCCACTCCGCTGGCAACAAGAGCAGCACCACTCATCGTGAACTCAAGCCACTTCAAATCACTCTTGCATCGAGTGACATCATTATCAATCACTGGCGCTAAGCCAATACTCCAGCGCGTAAGGATACGCCGATACGCTGCGACACTCGGAGTAAACGAAAAGTGTGTATAAGCGAAGTCCCACCCAGGGTCTAAGCCAACGATTTGAACGTCAGCTCCAGACGCGCTTGCTTTGCGTAGCGCATCTTCTACGAGGTGCGTGTGATCATAATGATTCGCGCTCAACACGCACCCAACGATGCGGCGCTTCTTGCTTGCCTTGGGCCAATCCAGCGGGTCGCACGTATTCTCGCAAACAATCGTATTAGGATTGACCAGTTTGTACACTTCTCCCAACGCTGGCGTCGCACAAATAACATAGTCGGCCTCTTCGACCATGCGCTTATGCGACTCTTGTCGTTCGCCCCACGCCGCGCCATTCTTATCGTTGTACCGACCAACAACGCTAGCCAAGTCGGGCGACAAGTAATTATCATCCACATCAATAACGCGCTTCTTCTCTAGTCGAGCGCCAAGATCCCAATACACTTGCGCATCACTATTCGGATACTGATACACCCACGCTGGCGCTTCATGCTCATCCTTTGCATCCCACGTCGAACGCACCACGCCACCAGCAGTGCGCGACGCAAGATCACACCGCACATACGCCGTCCCATCGTACTTCCACTGATAGAACACGCCACTAACCGCGTCGCGCTCCTCATACGGAGCAAGATCCCTGATAGACAAGCCAAGCTCGGACGCGCCACGAAATGTCTGCTGATTCAAACCCTTGACGCGCTGACGATACCCGTAACGAGCAAGCGGAGCGGGAGCAAGGCGATACCCCGCACTAGCAAGACGATACGAGAAATCCCAATCCTCGATAACCTTGTCTTGATACCCGCCAACGGCAAGCGCCACGCTCGTTTTAATCAGCATTACGCCACACACATTCGAGTCTTGGATACGAAGCTTTGACCACGGCTCGGCGGGAAAGCGGAACCTGCGCTCGCCAAAGCCAAGCATCCACGGATACGCACCATCATGATCAATGGCTGCTTCCCACAAGCGCCACAACGTATCCTCGTCAACCACATCATCAGCGCCCATGATGAACACGTATCGAGTTTTTACGCTAGCCAACGCAGCGTTGAAAGCACTAGCCATCTCATGCTTTCCCGCATTCTGAGCGATGATGATTCTAACGCCTCTAGGGAGCGATCTAAGAGCCTCGCGTAGTAACCCTTCGTCTTGCCCATGCCAAGGCATCACGACCGTTACGTGGCGACGCACGGCCGCCTTATACGCGGCAATGTTGTGATGCACGGCTACGCGGGGATCTCGCGACTCAGCGAAGCATCCTCAATTGCCTCACCAGCAAGCCGCAACTTCAACTCTTCAATCGCCTTCGTAATCTCATAACGAGGACGCTCACGCTGAAGCTCGTACGCAATCACATACTCGGGATCATAACCACCATCCTCAATCATGCGACAAACCATCTGCGCCGTCGAGTTACCCTTAATGCCCTTCATCTGCTCGTACGTCGGCCACGGCGGACTAAGCGGACGATGACCAACCTGGATGTAGTGAAGACCATTACCAGAATCCTCAACAAGGCGCTTCTCGGCGCACTCGCGATCCTCAAGATTCGGAATCGACTCCGTGTCAAACACGCTGAACGTCAACATTGGCTGCCACGAATCGTGAGCAACACCATTCACAACGCCACTCTGACCACTAGGAATAGCGCCAAACGCGATAGGCGTACCATCGCTACGAGCGCCCATGCCCATCCACTTCTCGGCAGCCATCACCGCTTCGTCCGGGCGAACCATGCCGTGAGTAAAGTCGCAGATAATTGCACTCTGAACCGTGTGCGGAATCATCGAGCCACCCGGCCCGAGGATCATCTGAACCGTATCCGGGCGAGCAATAAAAGTAAAGTTCCCGTGCTTGCTGACAAATCGCATTGATTGTCTCCTGGTCGTTGGAGTAGGAAGAACTGGGGGAGAGCCGCACAATGGCGACTCTCCCCCGCTTGTTGGCTTAGTAGCCGGTGATGCCAGAGATGATAGCGTGCTTCTTCTCGTTGCCCATCTCGAACGACCACTCGGTCAGGTACTCCTGCTTAATGGAGTCCTCATCGTTGGCCTGACGATCCGGCTTCAGCACCGTGTCGCGCAGCGGACGCATCGTAATATCGTCCATGTCGAGCATGACGCCGATACCACCGTACTGGTTGCTCGTGTTCTGGAAGTCATACCAGTCACGCTTCACCATGATCTGAACCTTCGCACCCGACGCGCTCTGGTACGAGGACAGCGAAACGCCGTACTCGGTAATACCAGGAGCCGGGGGAGCGAGCTTGCCCTGCGGGAACGAGGACAGAGCCGACGCGACGAGCGGCGAGCAGAAGAACACCTTGTTCTGCGAGCCGTAACGGAACGCCTTGCGGAGGAACGACTCGAACACGCTCTCCGTAAGGGTGCCAACGCTAGCCGTGAGGTTAGTCGTCGCGTACTGGAACACGCCACCACAATAACCAATCGGCGCAGAGCCGCTGGTGTTGAGGTCACGCACACCCCAGAACAGGGTGTTCTCAAGCTGACGCTTATGCTCAATCAGCTTCTTCTTAGCCTCGTTAGCAGGCTCCGGGCCGCCGTACAGCTTCGACGCGACCAGCGTGTTCGTGAAGCCCCACGGGTCACGCTGAATCTGCGCGTAGTTGAAGTTAGCGACCTTCTTCGTCTGGATGAGGGTACCGAGAGTGGCACCTTCAGCAGCCGCGTTGCCAACCTTGATAACGTCAACGCCGCTAGCAGCAGAAACAGCCGTAACGGACGTTCCGCCGATACCGCGCGTGACGTACAGCGTGTCAGCCGACACGCCAGTGACGTAGCAGTTCTCGCCCGTCGAAGCGATGCGGATAACGTCGCCGGCACGGAAGTACGTACCGGACGAAGCGCCCGTAGTCGCGGGAACGGAGAGAGAAGTGGCAGCCGAAGTAGCCGATGCGGAAAGCGTCGTCAGACGCGGCACCAGTTCATCCGAAAGCCACTCGACCTTCTGCGAGTAGGCAGCGCGCTTGCTGACCTTCTGAAGCATGGTCGTGAGCGGAGCCTCATCAGGCTCAAGCTCGGCAATGGTGGGGGACATGTCAACAACGCGCTGATTGGACAGAATATCCGCGTCGTCAACGACCCCAGAGAGGAGGGTAGGCATTTGGTTGTCCTAGCCTTTCTGACTAGTAGGTGTGAGATGATTTGCGGTTGTCCAACGGTCGGGTTGGGCCACGGGTTGGTCGGTCACTATCAAGCGTTCAAGATAGCGTCATTGATCTTAGCATCATAATCGGTTGCATTAGTATCAACAATGCCCTGCCGCGACTGCGTAAACGCATTCTGCTGCATCTGCTGCTGAACCTGCTGCTGCGCTTGCAGCGGCTGCTCACGCATCCGCACAATCGCATACAAACTACGAACGCCTTCCTGCACCTTCTCCGGCGTATCCATCCCATTCGGGAAGAACGCAAGATGAAGCTGATCGACAGGAATATTGTCAACGTACGCTTGGATCTTCTCCGAATACTCGGCAAGATCAGGGATCTGAGCCTCTAGCGACCCGAGCGCGCCCTCGAACATGTTCTGAGTCTGCGCGTCACGCAACGGAGCGACCTGCTCACGCAACGAAGCGAGTTCCTGCTCGTACTGCTGCGCAACATGCTGCGTCTGCTGCTGCGTATACCACGCCATCGCCTCAGTCGGCTTACGCTCAAACCAATGCTCCCAAAGACCATCAACAGTTTCCTTCGGAACGCGATCAGCGTTCGCAATCGCCCACTGCGCAGCCTGACCCGGGTCACGCTCAGCCCAACCAACAAGCTGCTCCTCATTATCCGGCTCGCCATTAAACTGAACACCCCACGGACGCGGAGCCTCGTACTCTTCCTCATCATCCGCAGACAACAGAGCCTCTAGCTCGGACAGGCGCTGATTCTGCTGCGTGTTGTACGCCTCAAGATTCTTATACGCCTCAAGAACATCATCGGGACTCTTGAACTTGCCAAGGATTAGCTCTTCGGGAGCCTCCTCAACGTCTGCACCGCTTTCCGGTGCAAAATCCGCACCGCTTTCCGGCGCATCATGCCCAGAACCGCCATGCATGATCGCGTTCGCAATCGGATCAATCTCGTCAACGATTTCGGTCGTATCGTTCGTACTCATCTAGTCCTCCAGTCGGATGGTCAGAATTACTGATTGTTTAGGCCGGAACCGGCCCCGAGCGCAGCAAGGATTTCCGGCGGAATGCTCGGCATTCCAGGCGCTGCGCCCATTGGGGTTGTCGGTTCCGGCTGTGACTGACCCGGCCCTCCGACCAAAGGCGGGTTCTGCACCTGTTCGGCGTCTCCAAGATATTCTTTCGGATCTTCGTCAAACGCTTGAATAACATCCTCAGCGACTCGACGCATATTAGGAGTGACGCCACTCTGGGTAAGGAGAGCATAATTCTGTCCAAACCAATTCGCAAACGCAAGAGCCTCAGCGCGACGCTCCTGCCGCATAAGGCTCTCATTCGCATCCTCGACGCGGAAATCGTACTGGCCTTGAATATCAGTAGGCGTAACGACTTTCCACTCAGCATCAGAATCACGATCAATCCTGACAGCAATAGGGCCGGGAAGGAGCTGCTGATTCAACGCGACCTGCTGCTCACCGCAGCGGCGCATCGCATACATAATCTGCTGCTTCATCCGAATGATGCGCTTAGCAGCCATATTACTAATGACCGAAATGCCTGTTGCTGTCGTCTGATCAATCTGAGTATTAGACGCGCCACTCAAGTAGCCAACCGCGCCCGTGATGTTCTGAAGATCACCCTTCAGCATCTCCTCAGCCTGCACACTCGGCTGAAGAATCGAGATGTTCGGCACCCACGCCTGCACCTGATCAGGACGAAGCGGAATGACAGCGCCAGGGTAGAGGCGAATGTCCTGCTGCTCAGTGTTCGGATCAACAAACATAGCCGCGTTCGCCATAAACTTCGAGTTGTCAATGCGCTGATTCTGGAGTTCCCAGAGGGCAATCTGAAGGTCACTGATAATCTCAACAATGCTCTTGCCACGGAACGCGAATGGCGTCGGCATAATGTTTGCAACGACAAATGGGAACTGGCCGTGCCAGAACGGAGAGGCACAATCACGAATAATCGTGTTCCGATTGGCAACAACGGTCAGGCGCATCATGTTGCCGTCACGCCACCACCACTCAACAACCTCGACACGATTACGCCGCTCTTTATCTTCAGTAGTTGTCGTCGTAAGCTCGACGATCTTCTCTAGGTTGTCGTACACGCCGGCGGCTTCTAGGCTGCGCTTCGACTCGTACGTACGGAAGAAGACGTACTCGGCATCGTCAAGACTGGTCGCGTTTGCGTCCCAGAGAAAATGGTTGGCGTCTACGTTGACGAAGCCGGGTTGCTGCCGGTACGGAACGGTCTGGTACGGCTCGCGCATCCCGAGCGGATCAGGCTTGTAGTTCGGAGTGGGGACTTTCCGCCACTCTTCTAGCCACGGAATCTTTGCAATGCTAATGCCCCGAATGAGGGACTGCTTGACGAAGAGTGCGTACTTCTCAGCAAAGTTATCCTTGTAACGCTGCTGCTTCAGAATGTTTGTGAGAAGGTCAGCGCCCTCGGAGTAGTCGGGTTGTGCAGGGATGACGCGAACGTCAGGCTCATCATCAACAATGTTCGACTCGATAACGTCAATGATCTGAAGCGCGTATGGCGGGTGCAGGTCGCTCTGCCATTCGCTGTTGGATGGCTTGATGATTGCGTTGTAACCATCATCACACTTCTTGTAGAACTCTCGATTGGCGCGGTGCTTCTGGTCAGAGTAGCCCCAGCACTTTGTGAATCGGTCTAGTAGTTTTTTCTGGTCGGTAGACTCGATCATTACACGGACTCGTATGTTCCGCTCAAAACAATCTGGTCTGTAGTTGCCCACGTAAATGGAACAATGCTTGTTGGGGCAAGAACTTGAACATATAATCCGCCAGCGTTAGCAACGTAGCAATCAATTCTTGAAGTTGTACCAGCAACTCCAACGCCAGGGTATACCAAGCCTGCGTCAATTAGCTTTACTTCAAACGTGCCAGAGCTTGTGCTAAGCATTGCAAACGGGGGGAGGCTAATTCCTGGGAGTCCAGACACTTGCGCTCCAGTCAGCGTCAACTGGACATAAAAATGAACCGTCTTGCCAATCTTCACGTAACGAGCAACCGTAATAGGCGCAGTTGTATTAGTCAGCGTCGGGACATACGCTGTCCACGAACCAAGAGCGTCTACGGTGTCGCTAACTGTTTTTACACCAAGATCAATCGTGTTTAGCGCAAGCGCATTAATAGGTGTTCCCGTATTCGGAAAGTCTTGAAAACCACCAGAGTAAGGTCGAGTATATGGCATTTAAGTCTTGATAATAAAGTTGAGAGTCAGGAACGACGGGCCGTCAGTTGGGGATGTAGTTTGCGGCCCAGCGGTAACCGTCGGCGTAACCGTAGTCGAAACAGTAACACCAACGCTATGCGTGTGCGCGAAAGCCGTGCCAAGAGTGCCGCCGCCAAATCCGCCTCCCTGCGAATCGGCTTTAAGCAAAAAGGCCGAACCAGACCCAGCAGAATACTGGTTAATGCTGTACTGGTAGTTTTGCGAGCCAGTAGAAGTTTCGCTAACAGTAGCCGTAGACGAAGCAGTAGCCGACGCCGCAACCGTATGCTTATGCTTAACTCGACGATCCGCAACAGCCGCACCATCATTATCACCAATAACATCAACATCAGCATTCGTACCAAGCCCAACAGGAACCCGTCCGCGAAGATCAGGAAGAAAAAAGTTTCCACCCGTATCAGTGCCAAACTTGTTAGCCCCAATGATCGCATAAAGCGCACTATACGTTGACTGAGAAACCTGACTACCGTCACACAATAGCCAGCCAGAAGGGGCAGCCGCCCCAACATACGAAGTAAGAGAACCAGCAGGAACAATATAAGCTGTTGCTGCCGTCAGGCGCGTGTCAAGATCAGTAAGGTCGCCAACAATAATGTTATGCGCAGAAGCGTTATACTTGTCTCCTGGCGAGACAGTCGCAGGCGTAATAAACGGCATGTGTCTAGTCTATCAGTAAAGGGCGACGATGTTTGTCGCGTCAGTATTTGTTACGCGGACGCGCTTTACTCGTATCGGAACAATTTCGCCACGCGCCAACACAAACGTAACCGGATCAGTATCGCCTATTAGGATCACGCTTACGTCACTATGCGAAGACGCACCCTTAGAAGCGTAAAGCGCGCGAGTGACCTCATCAAGATCCGCCGTATCGCTTGGAGTCACAATATGAGCATGCGTATACGGCGACAAGATCGCCGGATCGGTTTGCTGAAAATTGTTAGTAGGCACCAGGCGCACCCATGTCCGGTGCGCCCCCCATCATCGAGCCGCCCATCGGAGCCGAAGCGCCACCAAGCGGAGCGCCAACGCCACTCATCATCGGACTCATCGGAGTCGAGACAGCAGCCTCACCAGCCGGATTCGGCGTCGGCAGACTAGAGATAAGCATCATCATCTGCTTCTGCATCTCTTCCTGCATCATCGCCATCTGACGCTGCTGATCCATCATCTGCATTGTCTGCGCCTGCGCGAGCTGGCTCATGCCGGGAAGGGCCGCGACTGCGGGAGGGATCGGGCCGCCGGGTGCGGGGGGTGCGCTCATTGGTACGGGCGGCATCATCGGAGGTGCGCCCATCATGCTCGGATCTACTGCCATGCGATTATTGTAGCACCTACTCCATCTCGGAGTCTGGCGCTTCCTCCTTATCCTTGTTTCGCATGTACATAGTGATGGCTTCTCCGATTAGCATCTGATACTCGGCGCACTTCGGGCAAGACTCGGAACCATACTCTTCCTTGTCTTCCATCATTTCCTTGTTTTCTTCCATGTTGCCTTCGTCGTCGCGATACGACATGGAATCGGTTACTGCTTCTTTGCGCGACATGGGCTTCATGCGCATGAGGGCGACGCTAACTTGGGGAGCGTTCTTCTTCTTGAGTTTGTCGAGAGCGTCCATTACTTACTCTTGGACGCAATTTTCTTGAAAGCATTCTTAAGCATATTCTTTTTATCTTCCTTAGAGCCGACTACGCGGATCGGCTGCTTGCCTAGCGTACCGGTTGCGTACTGCCTGTCGGGACTCATTACAACGCCCTTTGGCTTTTTGCTCATCATTACGACGCACTCCTTCCCGCCGCAGCGCGACGCTGAAACTCTTCCTTACCAAGCTTCTTACGACCAATATACGCAGCCAAAGCTTTTGGATCACGCGAACCCTTCGCGCTCAACGACTTCACAAGCTTCTCGTACTTTGCACTCATACGAGAATCATACCCTACTTACCAGACTCCACACGCTTAATGCTTGCAGCCTGCCGAGCAGCCCACGCCGCACCAGCATCCCCACCCCACGCCTGCCACGCCACATACCCTGGAGTCTCCTTACCCTTCGCGCCCCAATTAGGCTTGCGGTCAACGGCGTGACGCGAAAAGAATGAGTGCATCCGCATAACATGATCACGCGACAATGGTGCGCCACTGGCGATCTTCCGCGCGCGAGTAGCCGTAGCAGGCTCGAAGCCTCCGCCGGCGCGCCCACCTTTAACAAGGTCTAGTCCTCGGCGCGCTGCTGATTGCATTCCAGAGCTGGGCTTATACTCGCTCATGCGAGAATAATACATGCTACGGTTCGCGAGCGGCTAGGAGATGCCAACCCATCCCGCTCACTCGCGGATTCTCCTAGCCGCTCCAACAAGTCGCGCCTTGTAATTAGCGCAAAAAATACAAGCCGCAACTTGTGATCAGCCGCGACCAACTACAAATCGTGGCGCACGCTTCTGAAGATTCGGTTGCGGCTCAGGTTTCTTACGCTCAGCAAGGCGAATAGGGGTCGTACACTCTTGCTGCCACACCGCTTGCGCACCACCCATAGCCATCACCAAGTCGTCGTGACAACCCTCGTCTGCTTCGGGGCGCGGCTCCTTACCATTCCGATCCCTAAAAACAAACGTGCGAATCTCATCACGGAGAAGATCACTTTTCAAACGCTCAGGCTCGTCACGAATCGCAGCTTGCAAAGCCGCCAGCATCAATGGTCGAGTCGCACTCGTCGTGTTCCAACCAAGCGTCTGCTCGTACTTCGCCTTCACACCAATCGGATTATGTGGTCGCCAGATATGCGGATACCCCATCGTGTTCTTTAGCTGGGTAAGGACAGCTGTTCCTGGCCCGTTTCGTTCGATAGCGATGATTGCATCGTTATACAAGCGTCCAAGGCGCGCCAAGTCGTCTGCGAACTCGTCAACATCAGCGCGATAACGAATCTCAGCGACCTGATGACCATTATCACGCCGCAACACTTGCGCGACGCTGTAATCCGAGCCGGCACCAGTGCCAATTCGGGATTCTCGACGCTCATACTCGTCAAAACTCACCGATCCAGCAACATCAGCAAAAATAATGTAGCGTTCGCCCGCCTTAGGCGTCTCCCACAAGCGCATTCCGCCTCTAGAGTCCTCATAGAACTCGATACGACCCCCAGGGACAGGCATTCCCCGCACAAAGCCACGTTTCTTAGGCGCAACCGGCTCTAATTTGTCTAAAAATTGGAAGAATTGGCGACCAGTAGTCTCACAAAACTCGCCCATGACGCGAATCTTGTACGCAGCAGACTCCTCACCCCACTGTTGCTTCGCGTCCTGCACCCATTCTTGAGTAATCAGAGCCTTCTGCGCTGCTTCGGACACCTTCTCACCCGTGAACGCTGGCGCATCAAACGCACTCATATGCACTTGATACCAACCAGAGTCCTTCTGGAAGGCTTTATAAAACGTCCCAGTCGGGCGCGTCGGATTACCAATCAGAAGGACACGCGCTTCGTCCGCAGTGAGGAAACCTTCTGAAGCTTCGTAGATAGCCTCGTCAATACCACTAGCCTCATCAACGACAAGCATCATGCGCGGCGCGTGATGACCCTGGAAACGCTCCGGCTTATCAGTCGAGAGGCCCATCGCGAACCAATCCGACCTAACTTCAAGGCTTGACTTGAACATCTTGCCAAACGCATCCTTACCACCAGGAATCTTAGAATGCCGAACAGCGATCTCGCGCCACAACAGTTGCTCAACCTGACTCCACGTAGGCGCAGTCGTAATTACGCGACACGGCCCTTCCGTCATAAAATCTAGAACAGCAGTAGCAGCAACCGCAGTCTTACCAACGCCATGACAAGAACGAACAGCTACGCGCTTGTGCTTACGAAGCGCGCGTAGGATCTCCGTCTGCTTACTCCACGGATCAAAACCAAAAAGATTCTTAGCCTTCCACACTGGGTCAGCCATCTTCGCTCGGATACGAGCAGCATCAACACTAACCTCGGTACTACTCATCTACTTCAACAGCTTCGGCCTCGATAATCGCGCGAGCATCCGCCACAGGAATCTGAGCAAGCTGCATCAACGAGAACGCCTCAGGCGCAACATCATGCTCGACCACCTCCTGCTTCGCAAAACCAAACGACCTCTCCAACTGCCACGCCGCCGGCTTCCAATCACCCTCCTCCACCGCCTCATTCATCACACGAAGATTCCGCTTCAAATGCTTCTTACGCGCCTCATAAAACGCCTTAGAAAACTCTATAAACCGCTTCTCCTCACCAACCTTACCCTTACGAAGCGCACTCATAAACACATTCTCCGGCACACCAAGCACCCTCGCAATAGCCGACTCGAACGCGCCAAGACCCGCCATCTCAATAGCCTCACTCATATGCTCATCACTCAACTCCGCCATCGTCACACTAGGCCGATACTGCTTCACAAGGAAAGCATCCGACGACAAGCCAAAACGCTCCACCGCCTGCTCACGCTGCTCATGCAAATCCACACGCTTAGTCACTGATAATCCCCACCCCAAACACACCACTCGCCGCACCAACCAAAACTAATAAGTGTCCCCACTCGGAGACAAGCGTCCCCCACAAGAGACACCCCCCAGCAAATAATCCAACTCGAATAATGCGTATCGTTCAACAAGATAATCAACCCCCAACCCGCCAACACCAACATGATACACTAAGACTGATCCGCCTCAACAGCGGAGACTCGCCCGTCAGAGGGGCATTGGCGCAGCCATGACTCTCCTCACACACGATCAGGCTGCCAGCAGCGAACAGACAAGCTGCACAACCCCGAACCACACGCGGTTCACCCCCAAGTGAGGGGGGGGAAAGGGGGGGGAGCAAAACCACACGGCACGCGCACCAAGAGTCCTGCTGAAAGAATCATCAAAAAACAACCATCAACAAGCCTCATAAGCAAACATACCCACAACAAAACCAGACCTCCGTACCTAGCACGCGCGCGCGTTTCGGGGGGGTTGGTTGCTTGACGCTCGTGTTGCTTGGCTGTGGCGATGCGCGGCGATGACAGGCACCGGGTCGACTCCGCGACGCTACGCGCGAAGCCTGCTACCGGCACGCACCTGTAGGGCATTCGGTGGTGGTGTGTGTTTGGGCATGAAAAAGGCCCCGCCGCCTGACGTAGCGCGACGGGGCCGGGTGGTGCGTGACTAGACGCGGGCTAGTGCTTCCGCGTCTGCGTCATCTTCCGGCATGACCCACACGACGCTGTTGTCCCACTCTTCGCAATCGGGGAGGTGCTGGTCACACTTCACTTCGAGGATGCAGACGCTTCCGTCTGTTTGGTGAGTGATGCGCGAGACGTAGCCGGTAAATCCTTTGTGTGCGATGAAGTGTGGGTAGCGTTCTACGTCTTGCACAAACTCTACGCGGTCGCGGATGCGAAGTGAGTGGAACGGGGTGTGTGGCGTTGTGCTCTTATCGTCCTCTTCGCGACAGTCGTCGCAACAGGCGATTACGTTGCCGCGTCCACCGATATAGGTGACGGTGCCGGGATTTTTGCATGTGCTGCAGTCCATCGCGTCGCCTTCGGTTAGGCGGACGATGCGGTACGTTCCGACGTGGCGCGGGTTGTCGCCGTGGCGGACGTGTACGGGGAATGCTGCGGTGCCAATGCGGTCTAGTACGTGGGCGCAGACGTTGGCGGCTGTCGTCGCGTATGCGGCCCACTCTTCGCGCTCTTTAGCGTTGGCGTGCATCTTCGCGGTGGCGCTTGCGTCGTCGGCGGCGGCCATTTGCGCATCTACAAGCGTGTCATAGCAGTAGACGGCCATACACTCTTCGGGCGAAACGTTGGCATCCGTGGGAATGAAAGATAGGCGGTATGCGAATGCTTCGGACATGATTTGACCTCCGGGTCATTTGGGATTACACGCAAATAATGCGCGACGCGGTGGCGGATTGCAAACGTGGCGTGCCGGAGCTACGCGGTGCCTGGCGGTAGCGTTCGGCGTGCTGGCGTGGCGTGCGGTTCAGCAGCAGCGCAGCATTAGCGCAGCAAAAGGCCCCGGCACCTGTAGTAGCGTGCCGGGGCCGGTCGAGGTGGCGCTATCGTTTAGTCGGCAGGTACAGGAGGGCTAGCAGGGGAACGGCCGGCCCTACGATTAGCGCGGTCAGTTTCAGGGTGTCGATTAGGTCAGTCATGCCAGCGTGTTCGCTATCCGTTCCCAATGTCCTGCCATGTCTGCGCGAAACATGGCGACAGCTTCGCGGCGCGTGTAGCCAATGTATTGCATGGTTACTAGGTAGCCGTCCGCGTCGGTGCCGTAGCAGCGGATAGCCCCGGATGGGTAGACGACTTCGGATGATACGCCGCCGGTGTGGTCGCGATAGTGCGTGTCCGGTGCGGATGTTTGTCCGGTGATGTTGTCGCGCATCATGCCTTCACGCTTCCCGTGCCGTCGCACTTCTCGCACGATTCTAGGCGTGGCGATCCGTTGCGCGTGCCGACATGCTCGACAATGCCGGTCCCGTCACACTTGCGGCAATCGCCTAGCGTAAGGATTCCCGCGCCGCCGTTGGCGGGGTCATCGGTAACGACGATGACGGTTAGCCAATCGGTGAACGCTTGCGAGGTCATGCCGTCACGTCCTTACGGGCGACAACTTCCATCGTGAACGGCCATTCCATAAACCCGCGCGGTTCGCTTGCGACACTTTCCGCGTCGTCGTCTGCGTCGTCGTCGTCGTCCTCGTCTGCGTGCGCCTCGGCTAGTTCGCGCCACTTCTCCGCGAACGCATCGGACAACGCATGAAACACACACAACGTTATCCGCCGGTCAATGTCCGCGCTCGCGTCGATGCCACAATCGAACATGTGGCCCTCCGCATCCTGTACGTCGGCGCTGTCAAACCATAGGCAGCGTGCGCGATAGGTATAGATGACCCATTCGCTACCGTCCGCCCACTCGTGCGCCGCGTCATGCTCCGCGCCATTGTCCAAGTCGTCGCCCTGCTTGACAGCGTAGGCAAACGCTTCCGCCGCCGCTGTCTGCGCGTCCGCTTCCGCTTCGCGCCATGTGTAGGGATATTCCGGCATTTCATTACCTCCGATAGTTGGACTAACACGGCGAACCGTACACCTAGCGCGTGCGGATTACAAGCGGTCAGAGCTGCGAGCTTGCGCCAATAAAAAAGGGGAGCCGGCGCTAGTCCGACTCCCCCAATGCAGCAGCAGCAGCAGCAGCAGCAGCACTACCATCGGTCAAGCGCCGCCGACTGCATTAGCCTCGACCCTGGCCGCAGCGAACGGCTAGCCTGCTCGCCTGCCACGAAGTACCCCCAGTCAGGATAGGCAAGCGCGTAATCCCGCAGGTTATTCGTCGTCACGCTAGCCCATCCGGGTAGGTGGCGGACTGCGACTAGCATTCGCGCAGAGTCTGGCACCTCGACTGTCACTGTGAGCAGGCGGCGCTTCACGATGCTGCCTCTCGCGCGTACGCTTCGGCCTCGGCCACTGCATCATCCTCTAATGCACGTTCCATCATGCCGATCAGCTCGTCAGCGCAATGCAATAGAGCTTGCCGCTCTTTGTCCCACATCATGTAGCGTTGCGACTCGATCACCGATAGCAGCGTACGTACGTGATCGCAGATACCTGGGTGCTTGTGGTTGGCGGGGCAGATCCAATCACAGCGGTTGGTCATGCCGATCACCTCATCTTCCCAATCAGTTGCACTCACAATGTCACCTCCGGGTGATGACGCTTGTACGATTCCATCCGCTCGTACGCCCCGACGATAGCCTCGCGCGGACTCCGATGATACTCGTCGGCCTCGTCAAGTAGCGCGCGTTCATCTTCGGTCATGTCCGCTAGGCGCACGATCACAAGATCGTCGGACTCGCATCCGCCCCACGATCCGTCGGCGCAGTTGTACCAGACGATATCGTCTGCTCTAAGGATCTTACTCACGATGCCTCCTCCGGGTAGTCGTAGTCGCCAGCGTACTCATTACGCTCGGCAATGGCCTTTGCTTCCCACATCACACTACGGATCGCGAACATTCCATCAGTGCGGAAATGCACACTGTTGCAAGCGTACGAAAGCGCGCCGATGATGTCCGTCATCTCCGCGATGGTAAGCAGGTCGGCAAGCTCTTCGGATCGGTTCTCCCCTCGATCCTCGTGCTCGCTGGCTTGCTGCTCTGTGAACTTCTCGCCCATCTTGCCCATGCTGTTGTCCCCTTTTTCTCTATAGTATGGAAGCGGCGGATCAAACCTATTATCCCAGTGAGTAACCCGTACCTTGTTCATGTGCTCTATGGCTCGCTCTACCGTCCATCCATGTTCGTAGTCACTCATGCCGCCACCTCTTTCGGATTCCACACGCGAACACAAAGAGTCGTCCACCCATTGCCCGTGATCGGATCATCGTCACGAACATTGGCAAGAAACGCAAGCGCCTCTGCCTCAGTACGGAAAAACTCCATCGCGCCGAGCACCGCATCAGCCCCACGTTCGTCTGGGTTGCACTCAACCACCGTCCAACCGTAGTTGTAGTTACTCATGCCGCCACCTCCTCGGAACGCACCGGCGGCTCAAGTACCATGAGCCAGCCCTCGTCACAATCATGCGCCTCGCAGACATCATCAAAGCTCTGATACGGGCCAACGGCGGTAAACCCATCAGAAAGATTCCCGCCCAACCAGATAAAAAGCGTTCCTACTTTGTCCATTACTTTGACCTCCTCAGGTCTAGGGTCTGCCCATCCTACACACACAAAGCTACGCGCGTCAAGCCCCCTGGCCACGCAACGCTTTACGCGCAGCCTTCGCCGCGCCTCGATCAAGCCTACGCTGCATAGCAGCAGCAGCCTTCGCCCTGCCAACCCTGCCCTTGACCATCACTCGCCCCCATACATCTTACGATTGCGATCATAATACTCTGGCGGGTCAGCATCCATCCGACAGCACTCGCAGTACGGAGAGTCCTCAGCCTTGTCTAGCTGCGACAGGATCGCCTTGCACGCGCGGCAAGTGTTCGCCTCCCACACTTCAGCAAGATGCGGGTGCGAATCCACAAGGCTCTGCATCACCTGGTCTGCTGCTTCAGCATTGCCGAGGGCTTGCATTGCGCTGCGCCACATCGTCCGGTATAGCGCCGAGCTATGTCGTGGTTCCATTACGCTCATGCCTTCTCCTCCTTACGCATTCGCTCCGCATTGCGCAGACCTTCTTCGTACGCAACACGACACGCATAGCGGACGCGCTTATCTTCGTTGCCCGTTACTTGATGCAAGTAAGTGTTGTGGCGATACTCATGCATCGCTTTGTCTAACGACACGGATGCCTGTTCCAACCAGTTAGTCATGTTCTCCCTGCCTTAGTTGTGAGGAACAAGACTAGTAAAGCAAGGATCACGTACGGAATCAAGTCTCTCATCACATCTCCCTTGCAACAAATGCTACACGATTAGTCCCACTCTATCTCATCATCAACAGCAACAGCAGCAGCAACACCACTCGAAGGCAAGTCGGGGATAGGCTTTCCCACGTTTTTGATTTCGTCCCACGTAATCGTAATCTGCCCACCAGGAACCAGCTCTCCATCCACAATCTCCAACCGATGCGTACTCACACTACCCTTCTCACGCACCCGACCCTTGAACTCTGCCCAACTAATCGGATGATGCTTCTCATCCTCCATACACTCCTTCGAACAGAACTCCCAACCCTTCTTATCCTCAAGCCAAGCACTAACAGAGTCTCGCTGGAAAGGCTTGCTGCACGCAGTACACTGACCAACCCTAACCCGCGGAGCAGGATCATACTTCTGCTTTAGCGACACCCAAGCAGCAGTGCCACGCAACCCTTGGATGTCAGCAGCAACCCTAGTTCTGAGCGCGCCAACGTTATTGACTGCCTTGCCCTGCGCCCGGTACCTATCAATAACCTCACCAAGCTTATCCTCGATAGCTCTGTCTAACCAATGCTCATCCATCGTCCCGCACCATCGTTGCCCACGCAATCGCCGTAGCATCAGCAGCATCCTGATTCTCAGGAGGATGCACACCGTAAGCACGACACGCACTCACCGACCAATCCATCACGCCGGCCTTACCACCCTGGGCAATGCCACACGCCGCTCGCCACTGCGTAGCGACAAGGATCTTCTGATCCACCTCGGGCCACAAGTAATCCACAATGCTCTCGACCTGACCGAGCGCCATCGCAGCACGAATAGAACCAAGCTTGTTCGGCCCGACAAACACGGCCTCCAGGCCAACCATGTCAATGCTGGCGTGCTTATCCGCCAAGTCCTCAAGCCTGTCGCTGCGCATCCCCGGCGTGACCCATGCTTTGCTGTCGAAGATGATGACTCCGTGATCAGTGATCTCAGCATCATCCCCTTGGCCTTCGACTACTGCCCATCCGATACGGAGGGGGCTTACGTCTAGTCCAAGATAATGCTTACTCACTGTGTCTCCTTGTCAATCTGCATGATGCGTTGTCCAATCCAGTACGCCACGTTAGCAACGATGCCGTCGCCGCATGCTGCGTAGCGTCGAGAGTCTGGTGCCTTGACGCCTTCGGGTGCCGTCCAGTTGCGCGGCCAGCCCATCAGTGCCTCGGTTTCCGTTGGGCAAAGTCTTCGTACCACTGAACCGACCACAGCGTGCGTAGTGCGCACATCACCAACATCAAACCTGTTCAGCGTGTTCGCCCGACCATCATCAACCCAAGTCTCAGGCGAATCTGGATCAGCATTTACACGCGCACTCTTACGATACGCAATCATGTCGTCCCCGGTTACGAGCTGGCCGCCACGCACAAACTCTTGATCCGTGTACTGCGTATAACCTCGCGCGCTTAGAGCTCCGACGATGCGACCCTCTTCAGCGCCGCCCCCAACGGTTCGGGCAGTGTCCTGCCACGGCGGGACGCACGACGTAAGATCCCCGCCGCCGCTTTCGCAGAGAGATTGTAACGCGAATCCACTAGCGGCTCTAGGATCGACACCAGCTTCAACTCGACGGGCGACAACGAAGATTCGCCGGCGCCGCTGCGGTACTCCGAAATATCTGGCGTCCAAGCAGCGGTACCCCACGCCGTACCCACAAGCGGCCACTTCTCGCAAGAGTCGTTGGAAGTCAAGTCCCTTGTTGGAAGAGAGGAGGCCTGGAACATTCTCAAGTACGAGCCATCGTGGCTTGAGAGTTTCTGCAAGTCGGAGGAACTCAAAAGCGAGGACTGATCGTTCACCAGTAAATCCTTTTCGTTTGCCTGCAATGGACAAGTCTTGGCATGGGAACCCGCCGACCATAAGGTCTACTGGTTCGGGATCAAACAATGTTGTAATGTCATCATAGATAGGGATGCTCGGATAGTGAGCAGCAAGAACGCTGCGCTTCCACGCATCCAGTTCGCACTGCCACGCAACCGTCATGCCAGCAGCCTCAAAGCCCATGTCTGCGCCGCCAACGCCAGTGAACGTGCTACCTACGCGCATGACGAGTGAGCATACGATTGGTACGAGCAGCAGAATAGATCACAAAATCCATCAGCTCCTCGCGAATGTTTGCAGCAAACTCTTCGTCACTCCACGCTTCCCACGTAGACGACGTAGCCTCATGCTCCTTACGACCCGCCTCGTACCGAGCCTTACACTCAGCAACAAACCTTGACCACGCACCATCCGTCTGGCGATTCATCTTATCTTCCCACAAGACCAGGCACTCCTCATACAAATCCTCGACGCCATTGGCAAGCTGGTTCTCAATCTTCTGCCACTCACTCATCTCGACTCCTTCCGTGCTTTGATGATGTTCTTCTCTGTGATCTTAGAGTCACAGAACAAGCAAACCTTACGAGCATTCAATAGCGTGTAGTCAGCACACTTGCTGCACCACACCTTCACGATGGGACGCTGACGACAATGCCATCATTGTCAGCAGAGTGCTGCATTGCGTGAAGGATACGCATGATGCGACGATACGTTTGCCCCTCGACCAGTAGCGAGTACCACGGATCAGCGAACGTATCCAACGAGCGCGTGATCAGATCAGGATCGTGTCGGAACTGAACATCAATGCTCTTACCTTGCGACGCGACGCTGACTGACTTCTGGTTCTGATCCCACGTAACGGTAAGGCCAGGGTTCGTTACGGCGCGCATCTCCTCAGCTTTGAAGCGCGTGTCCTTTCGAGGATACGTAGCGTTGTAACTAGCGTTCATGTATGCGAGACGTTGGCCGTTCGGACGAGTGATGATCGCCGTCGCACTCACGCCACTTGTCATCACGCATGTCACGTTCAGATAATTACTCGCAAGGCCCAAATGTTCCAGCATGGCTACGTCATGGCAGAGAAGATCCCGCACGATACCTTCTGGCTTTGGCCCAGTAACTACGTGCCGAGCCGACGAGAAGTTACCTAAGAGGCCAACCATTCCAATCAGCCCAGTAACGAAGTCTATTTCGGGAGCGTTCAGCATCGTGTAATCCACGAAGAAACGACCATTGCCTACGTTCACTGCCTTCGTCACAGCTTCGGCCTCGGCCTCAGTCATAGCTCCCGGCTTCATGCAGAGAACATTCTTCCCTCGTTCTAGTGCGCTGATGCTGATGCTTGCGTGATGCTGCGGTGGTGTGCATACGACTACTGCGTCATGGTCGATACTGTCAGCACACGCTTCGTACGACTCGCCAAGGTTCGTGCCACGAAACTCGACTAGCCGACTAAGATCCTTATCAACAACGCCAACAAGTTTGAGTTGCTTGTGCTTCAGGATGCGCTCTCGATAGAGAGAACCAAAGTATCCGTGACCAACGAGAATGACTTTTACCATGTCTCCTCCGTGAATCCGTACCATCCCAGGATGCTGTGGTTCGCGTCCCAAACTGTCGATGCGTACCTGTGACTGCCGCTCAGTCTTAAGTAGAACGTGTAGATGTTCTCGCACGCCCACAACTGTTGCGCCGGCGTTGCGTCCGACATGCGCTCGGGTGCGCCCTTCGGCTTGTGATCCCGCCAGTTCGGAATCGTGAAGCCGCACCCACCCGGGTACGTTATCCCAGCCCCGTCGTGCTTCCACTTGATACTCGCCCACTTGCCGGGTTTCCCACTTGGCTGTTCCACTCGGCAAGTCTTGAGCCACTGCTCGTAGTGCGGCGGGAGCTTCGCCTTCGACCAGCCCACTTCGGGGCTGAGCATCGCCAGCACAAAGCAGACGATGACGAGAAGGACGAGTAGTATGCGCGGCCACATCAGAACGGAATGTCATCATCGGTGGACACCTTCGGACTCGCCTGCTCAGCATCATTCTTGCTACCGAGCAGGATCAAATCCCCGCCGACGAGAGAGTAAGCGGTGCGCTTTGTCGCCTCGCCTTCCTTCTCGTACTGTCGCCACTCTAGGCGAGCGCCCATGATCGAGAGCTGGCTGCCTTTCGTCAGGTACTTCGCTGCGATCTCGCCACTCTTGCCGAACAAGGTGGCGTCGATGTAGCCTGGTTCGTCCTTGCGTGCGTTCCACGCTAGGCGGAGCCGAGTGTACGACGCTCCGCTTGCTGGGACTTTCGCTTCGGGGTCAGCCGTCAGTCGGCCGATAATGTTTACATGACACGCGCTCACTTGGTTCCTCCAATGTTGACAGGGATAACGCTCTGAGACTTGCTGCCAAACTCGCAGCGATGATAATAGTCACAATACTTCTCCGAACAAACCCACGCATCACGGTCAAGACCAGTCGGCGGAAAGTTCCCCGTCTGACACCACGCCTCCAGCGTGTTCATCCAACCCGTGACTCGCGCCAACACCACTTCCTTCTTCGGCGCAGCAACGTGAGTCGCACCAACCTCAACCTTCCCACCGATACGCGCGTGCCGCCAACCAACCGTCGTCACATCACCATCAGCAAGAAGACTATAGATGCCGAGCTGTGCGTCGCGCGCAGCGTCAGCCTCCGTCCACTTCTTACGCGGAGAGATACTCGTCTTAATATCCGACACGCAGATCCCATTATCAGCAGCCTCGATCAAATCAATGTAGCCAATGAGCTTAGCGTCAGTCTCCTCAAAGCCCTGCTCCACGTACACCTGCGTAGCAATCGGCTTGATCGTGTCCTTCGTTGTCTGCTCGTACACAGCGAGAGCGTGCAGTGCGCTGCCGATAAGATCATCCGGCTGATCAGACAAGTCGTACTCGATGACTTCTCCATCCTTGTTTGTCTCCGGCGGATTGTTCCACGCCTCAGTAAAGACAACCTCGGGATCTTCGATAAGGGTGCCGGCGATCAGGTTGTCGTGGTACTGCCTGGTCGCTTCGTCAAAGGCGATGCCGGTCAGCAGGCTTGCGTTGACTGCGCCTTTGATGCCTTCGATGTAGCGGTAGTAGAACTTCATGCCGCACCCGGCCCTGCCGAATGCGGTACTGAACTTGCTGGCGGATACTTGTCCGCCGGGAATGCTCGTCATGCTGCCAACTCCTTGATCACAATGTCAAGCTCGACGCAGCGAACGCCAAGCGTTTCCGCCAGCGACTCGTACACCTGAGCCTGCGTTAGTTTCCCATCGGGCAAGTAGCCGTGAATCCTCAACAGCTTGCCAGCCTCAACCTTCTCCTCCTTAGACAAGGATGCGAAGAACGCCTTGGCCGCATCGACCCAGCCCGGAGTCGGGTCAATCACTTCGCCCTCTACTGTTTCCTCCGCAGCGTCCATCGTCTTGATTGCCTCAACGACCATCGCCTCAACAACCGCGTCCTCCGTTTCGGCAGGCTTCAGAGTGAGAGTGGAGGAGGGGAGGATGGTGCCTGAGGAGGCCACCTTAGAGGAGGATGCACCACCCTCCCCGCCATTGAAACCGGAGTCGTCGCCCAACTCCTCCGGGGTGTAGATGCTACCACCGATTACCTCCGGCATGAAAGCATTCACGCCTTCGGTTACGGCGCGAGCGGTGCGCATCTGACGCGGATACTTCTGCCACGTACCTCGACCAGCAAGGCCCATGCGCTTCGCATCATCAGTGTCGCACTTGCTAGTGCCAATGGCCTCGCCGTTGATCGTCCACTCAATCTCAACGCACTCCTCGTCCCGGCGGAGATACTTGAACGAGTAGCGATCCGATCCGAACGGGCCAACGTAACGCCTGACCATGCCAAGGATAGCTTGGTATGCGAGCGTCGGCTTGCCCTCAACGATATGAACATCGCTGATTCCTTTCAGGCCGAGTCCGAACTCGCGAGCGATACGAAGCTTGACTACGCCGGCTGCTGCGTCCTTGATGTCCTTGTAGAACCCGGACTGTGCAAGCGCGTTAGCAAGACGAATGTCATCATCAATGCTATCGCTATGAACGATTACTTCTCTACTCATCATGGCCTCCAAGCCGATTGATTAGGCGAACTCTACACTCTCTTTGCGCGTTCCGCAAGTCGATCATATTCGCCCTCGCGAACAAGGACATACGTTTCGAACGAGCGAGACAGGATGCGCTCCGCAGTTTCGGGTTCCCCCGCGCGGAGCGCATCCAGCGCCCATCGAACGTCGCGAGCCATGCTCGCCAATAGGTCAGCGTGCAGACCAGTCATCAGCACTCTTCACATACCCCGCAACAACACTCAGAATGAGAGTCACCGCAGTCGCAACATCCGCCGGAACATCCACACCCAGCTCGCCCAGCACAAACACAATCACCAGGGTCACCGCAGCAGCTGCCGCGCTCGCTTTCAGCTTCGGATTCAGATTCATTATTCACCCCCTCACTTATCATAGGATTACACGATACTGCACACCAGCGCGCGAAGACATATTGTTCTTCTTCTCCGACGGGCGTTCGTGCCGCTTGAACGTCATCTCAATAATCGGGGGGCCGACGACGGCTTGTGTCTTGCGACGAAAGCCCTTGCGTGCTTCCCACGTATCGTGCGCTTCTTCGTTGCGCTTCGTGTCGATACGACCAAGCTTATACGTGCCGCAGTGAGCGACGACTCGTTCCCAATCACGCACTTGGTTCGGCATGATGCGAAGGCTAGGGAAGACTTGTGCGACTCGATCATGGCTATGGCCGCGTAGCACCATGTCCGCATCAGACTCGCCAAGGTGCTTCTCAAGCTGGTTGATCTTCGCGCCGCTAGTGCGGCCACCCTGCCAGCCGTGATGCAAATCAAAGACGGTTACGTGTTCGCCGCCTAGTGCTTTGCTTGTCTTGTTCTTCCACTGTACGCGAAGGAAGCCACCATACCCTAGGTACTCGACGCCTAGTGCGCCGGCGATCTCGCTGCCGATCTCTCGATCAAACCGATTACGAATCGTGAACTCGTGGTTGCCGCTAAGCCAACACCAAATCTGCTTACTGATCGGCTTGAAAATCTCGAGCGCGTGAGCGACCGTTTCGGATGGGATGCCTCCTTCGGCGTGCATCGCTTCGGCGTACCGCTCGGGCCACATGCCTGCTTGGAATCGTTTGTCTCGCCAATCAATCAGGTCGCCTACGTCACCAAGGAAGATGACGCGCGCGTTCTTGTCTTGACGAATCATCTCTACGTGTTCGCGGAGAAGATCCTCGTCTACGTCAGCCGCCCCTAGGTGCGTGTCGCTGATGGGCCAGATGCGATACGTGTCGTTGGCGTTGAGTGTTTCTGTGATTCGGGCTACTCGCATAATGCCTCCTCTTAGAGTCTGGTGGAAGTTACTTGACGCATCGGACGAATGCGATCACATCACGTACCTGGCGCTGCCGCACCATCACTTCTCCACCATCACTGTCAGCACCAATAGCAGTGTTGCCTTCTATCGCGACGAACGAGACGCCACCATTCGGAGGGGTGACGACAAGGCCAACGTGATCAGCTACTCCGTTCTGCCTCCAAGAGTAGAGAACAACGTCGCCCGACTCGGCATCATCAGCAGACACGACGCTCATGCCGCGATTCTGCTTAGCGTCCGACAGGATGTACGGACAATAAGCGTAGCGACGCGCACGCTCGAACGTCTTACTACCCGCCTTCACCATGCAGTACGTCACGAACATTGCGCACCACGGCCCAGTAACGCCATACCACTCAGAGAAGACGACGCGGTTTGATCCCGCAGGATTCTCCTTCACGCCGACGTACTCGCGCGCAACCTTCAACGCGGCCTCGCCAATGCTCGTCTTCTTCTTACGCTGGTTCGCGCGGATACGCATCGCCGGCGTCGGCTTCTTCCCAGTCAAGAATGCTTCAAGATCACTACCATACGACGGCTTAATGTTCTTAGCCGCATAGCCGAGCGCGTACTTCGCGTCAGTGCAAGCTCGGCCAGTGATCTCGCCAAACACGCCATCAACCTTGCCAACGAAGTAGCCGCGAACAGAAAGGATGCGCTGGGCGCGATCAACATCAGAGCCGCGAGTCAGCGGCGTTGTCAGGGTAAGGGTACGCATGGTGCCTCCTTGTTGCTTACGCGACAAGGATACCACGCGCGCACTAGAAGTCCTGCTTAGATTGCTGCTTGGACGAACCAAACCACCGCAGCCAGAAGCGAGCCGCTAACGACAGTTGTAACCACCACAGTCTGCATACGCCTCGCACGCTGCTCCCCACTGTACTCCGCGTTCTCCATCTCCAAGCTAGTGACGCGACCATTCGTCCGCTTCACCTCAGCATGAATCTGCTCCAACATTCGTTCCATGTGCTGAAGCCTAAGCAGAATAACTTGAACCGAATCTTCGCTCATCCGTATCTCCGCACTCCCACAAGATCAGACCGACTCGACAAGTCGCTCACCTTCACAACGTCACCCGTCTGTGGCGCGTGAATAAACTTGCCACCACCAATGAAGATCCCAACATGCCCCGGCCCTCGACTAGACGGATTAAAGAACACCAAGTCGCCTGGACGCATCGCCTTAGTTGGGACAGGCTTGCCAGCTCGGAACTGCTCGTACGTTACGCGCGGAGTCTTTACGCCAAACTTGCCAAGCGCGTACTGCACCAAGCCACTACAGTCAAAGCCAACAGTGTTAGCGCCCTGCTCGATTCCTTTCGACGCGCCGCCAGCACCACCACCACCCCAAGAGTACGGGATGCCTTGCATCTGCAACGCTGCGCGCACAACGCTCTTACCGATCCGCGACGTTGGCGGAATAGGAATGTTCGCATTCACCATGTTCGCACCCGTGACAGTGCTACGCGCAACGCTACCCGTCGGAGCCTCCACCTCGGGCAAGTCAATCTCAACAGGCACACTAATGTTCGGCACCTTGAAACGAGTCTGCTTCTGCATGATCTGCAAGTTAGAGCGAAGCGCCTCGTCCTCTTGGATTGACAAGTTGGGAATGTTCAATTAGTGTAGGGGGGGGTTTGGGGGGGGACTCAAACCAATCTGTAGTTACACCGATGGCTTGATGATGTTGCTGTAAGTCTACAAGACAAGCATCAAGACTATAAGAAGCAAGCCTATCGGTAGTAAGTACCACCTACATAAAGGTGCGAAAGCTCGCTAACGATTCTTACCTTCGCCCATGTCGTACCCGTGACGCTCCATCAGCACACGCAGCATCGTCTCTTGCGTACGATTCGCATCCTCAATTTGGTATTGGTAGTCTCGCAGGATACGCTGCGAGGTAAGGCTTCCATACCCCGGCATATACTGCATCGGCGTACCCAGAACAGACTTCAAAATAAAGTTGAAGACGTTTGCCTGCCACCAATTAGGCCCAAGGATCTTAGCCGGATCAGACGAAACCTCCTCGATAACCGAAGCAACGTCGCCACGCTGACTCTGCTTGTACTCCTCAGGGATCTGATCCGACGAGTAAGCTCGCGGCTCCATCAATCCAGGGAGAGGCATAGCGTTAGAAGCGCGCCCACCAAGTCCCATCATCGTCGGGCTAAGGGGAACCATGCGGAAGAAATGATTTGCCACGTACGACCCAAAAGCCTTACTTCCAACTTCCTCAATAGGCAAACCATACTCATCCTTAGCGGCAGTAAGGATCTTCCGCTCGTCAAGCTCTAGCGCCGCGCCTCCCTCACCAGCAGCAGCAGCAAGGCTACCGAGGATAAGTGCAGAGTTAGTCCAGAACGGGGCAACCGCGCCCTGACCAAACTCGACAAGCCCCTGGTCGCCCTCAAAGCCGCCAAGCGCACTCGTAGTAGCTTGCGGCCACCAGTTACCAAGGTTAACGCCAGCAACAATCTGCTGCTCACCACCAGGCAAATCAACAATGTCATACATAAACGGAACAAACGATTCGCCATACGGAACCGTCACACCCATCCGCTCCTGATAATCACGACCAATCTGACCAAGCATCTGAATAAACAACGCGCGCTTCGGATACTTCAACGGCATCGTCACAAACGTCAACTTCAACATATGCGCGTACCACTGCCAGAACGGAATAAAAATACGCATAGTTGCGGCGAACGAGCCGCCCTTATGCAAGTCGCCAAGAAAGTCAAACGACTGCTCCACGAACTCGTCCATCAGCGTCGCATAGTTAGGATCGCGCCGAGCCATCGCCTCAAGCATCTCGATACCCTTATCATCAATGCGACGCGCCGACCTAAAGAACTTGATGCCCTGCTCGCTACGCATCGCCTCGGGATACGCTCGGTGATACCACACAGCCAAACGCCCAAAGTCCTCACTCATGCCATTGACGTAACGCATCGCGTTCATCCAATGAGCAATCGGAGCGAACGCTCCACGCGCTTCAGCAAGCGGATCAGTCAACTGCTCATAGTAACGCTGCCGAAGTTCAAGCGGCACCGGAAGGGTAGACCGCTGCCCACCACCAAGACGAGCAGGCTTACCAGTAATCGCCTTCCAAGCGTAATAGAACGAGCGTGGCCCAGCACCAGCTTGGATCGCCAAGATCGTTGAACCAATCGTATTGTTGATAGCCGTACGCGGCAACACGTTCAACGTGATGGTGCGCCACAATCGAGTAATCCGATCAGCGCCACTACGGAAAGTTTTCTGCTGGAAACGGAACGACTCGTCGCGAATCGCCTTCTGAATACCATTGTAAACACTACGCGGCATAATGTAGTAATCACCAGGAGCGGACGGGTCAATGCTCCGCTCGTTAAGCGTACGCATAACAAACGCGCCAAGATCCGCATCAGGATCAGCCTTACGAGTAGCGCCATACGAAATCCTGCCGCTCGGAGTCCGCGCCTTCGGATCATCAATGTTTAGCACAACCCAATCATTAATGTCAGCAAGATCAACGCGCCCAGCAACGCCACCATCACCAAGCACCCGATTCAAAGCCGCGCGCTGTGCAGCATTAAAGCCATCCTTGGCAGCAATACTTGCAAACTCTGGATCGTCAACGACCATGCGATTAGCACGCTCAAGAGAACCAGGCGAGAAGCGATACCGAATACTCGTAGCAGCAACAAGATCACTAAGACGCTCCTGAAGAACAGCAGCAGTCTTCACCTCAATCGTGTCACGCAACAAGTTCTTCCACAAGTTCGCACTCTCAGCAGCATTAATGAACGTATCGCCCTTACTAGCCTTGAAACGCCCCTTACGAATAAACGCCGTCGGCGCTCGACTAATCGCCCGATCAGTCTCAATAACCATAGCCCGACCAACATTCTCCATATCAGGAGACTGCACAAGATGCAACAACGGATTCTCATCAGACGCAAGCTGACGAGCAATAAACGCATCAAGAGTTTCAAGCCTAGCCCGATCAATCCTAAACAACAGATCCCGAGCAGTCTTAATCTCCATCACAGCAAAACGATTAGACACATCAAGCGCAACACGAATCTCATTCGTATCAAGAACCTGACGACCCGACGCAATAATCGCCTTATTGATCCGCTTATCACGCTGCTTCTCAGCCTTACGCGCACGCTGACCCGCAAGAAGCGCAACCGAACGCGCATCACGCTGAGCTTCGGCCTTATCAACCTTAGCTTGGAGTTTCGCCACAGTCTTTTCATCAGGGATCGGCAAAGCAAGATGCGCGCTCAACGCGGCACGCGCCTGATTCACACGATCCTCCGCGTACGCAACCTTGCCAACATCAGTCCTCTTCACGCCGGCACGCTCAAGCGCACCAGCCTCAGTAGCGCGCTCACCAGTAGCCCTATCCGCAGCTCGCTGAGCAGCCTCATACTCCAAACGAGCAGACGGACTAAGGCGCTCAATCTGATCAGGAGTAAGCCTAAGGCCAGCGATAGCATCAACAAGGGGAGTCCTGCGAGAAGGCGCAACGGGCTTCATAGAACCACGAACCGCTATCCCTATTTCGTGCGGATAAAGGTTAGACGGGACATAGTTGTCATCGTCAAACAACACGTTAGGATCAGTAATGCGCTTAGCGTTGCGCCGAATCTTGGGATCAACTTTACCAGTCATAACTTGAACCGGAATAAACTGATCATCGGTAGCGGCGGCAAGCCTATGATTGCCTTCTGAAACATACGCAAACCCGGTGCGAGGATCATAGTCAACAATAATCGGGTTCTCGTATTCTTGGCCGCGCAAATCGGCAACCTTCTCGGCCCTAGTCGGGTTGCCTTCCATGCCCCGCAATTCGCTGGCTCGAACCATTTCTACAGTAGCGCCGGGAACCGAGGATACGGCAGACTGGATCGGGCCTCGGTCGCCAAACTGATCACTCCAAAGCCTTCCGGCCATAGGCTCAACAGGAATGCGAACATCAGAAACGCCTTGCTCTGGGACAACATCGACGCGCGCCCCAGGCCCACTAGTAGCACGCATACGCGCACCAACAAGATCACGCTTCGCCTCAGCAAACACATCCGCCAAATCAGAATTATCATTCTGCCGAGCAAGCTTCTCACCAAGCTCAAGATTGATAAGAAGCTTATTGTACTCGCGCGTAAACCGCTCACGACTCTTCTTCGGGCCATACTTACCCCAACCAGTCTCACTAGCCTTATCAAGAATCCTCTGAGCCTGACGCTGCAACCGCCGCTGCGTAGCAACAAGAGGGCCAATCGGCTCATTACGCTCCGCATACAACCGCTGGGCGCGAACCTCCAACCCATCCTTAGCCATACGATCCATAGCAACAAGACGAATATAGTTCGCTCGACGCGCCTCCTCAATAGGCATATTCATAGCGCGAGCCATATGCTCCTCAATAACATCCGCAATCGGCTTCACGCCCTCACGCAAACGAGTCATCGTCTCAGCATCAATATCCACCTCATCCAACTGACGCATCCGCAGAATACCAGCCTCAAGCCGCGCCGTCTTCTGCAACTCATCAGCATCAGGCTTCCCACCCTCAACCTCCAAGCGAGCCTGCACATCACCAAGATGATCATCAAGCTCAGCCTCATAAAACTTGGCAACATACCCAGGTGTAACCGGCGTCCCATCAAAATCAGCACTAGGCATAATCAGATTAAACGCCGCGCGATCCTTCACAAGCTCGCTACTACCCTCACCAAGAAGACGAGTGATCGTAGACCGCAACTCGATACCCTCACCCTGAGCAACATTCACATCAAACCGTTGCCGACGCTCACCCGATTTGCGCTGCAAATAATTACGATAAAGCTTGACGCGCTTAGCCGTAGGAGCCTTAACGAACTCCTTGAACAACGTGCCACCAATACCACGACCAGCACGCCCAATAACAACATCAGGCGTCACATCAACCATCTGACCCGTCTCTTCAAACGCCTTCTGCTGCTCCTCAAACACACGCTGATTAGCGCGATTCTCAGCATCAGTCGCAGCCCTAGCCGCAGCCGCACGCTGACTAGCCGCAACCCACTCGCGCTGCCGCGCAAGCCCAGGCCCAACACTCTCAGGAATACTAGGAAGCGGCACAGCGTCCGGCGCAACAGGAGCCTGCTCAGCAAAATCACCCTTTACTGTAATGGCTCGACCCCGAGAAGCAAACGTGCTAGCACGCGGCCCAAACGCTCCAGCCCTTGCCGCAACACCACCAGCCGTACTCGCACCCTTCGCCGCCGTCACAAACAACAACGCAGCGTCAACAGGCTGATCGCGAATAAACTCTTGCGCAGCAACCCAGAAACCACGCTTCTTATACGTCTCATTCGACGCAACATACGGACTAACCGCAGCCTCAAAAACCTGCTCAGCCTCTGAAATGTCACCACCAAGCGCAGAAGCAGAAGCGCCAATAATTGCCTTAATACCAGCTGGCGCAGCACCAACCTCACCAACGCCACGAACAACAGAACGCCAAAACAAAGCGCCATAATCATTATTGTT